CCGTTTGCACAGCCTGGCGAAACAGTATTTTCGTTTATCGCAGTTCCAGGAGAGCGTAGTGAGTTAATGCTAGACAAGTTGCAAGCGTTAACAAATACAACATTAGGTGGTAGAGGAACATTTCCAAACGGACCAGATGTACTTGCAATAAACATCTATAAGACCACAGGCGCAGATGTAAATAGTAACGTTATTCTTAGATGGGGTGAAGCTCAGGCTTAAAGTGCTTGAGCAAACTCTAGTAAATTATCAAACACATATGTTTGTTTTTTAAGTTTCTTGTAGGTAAACTTATTAAGTTCTTTTTCGGTTTCTAAACCATACCCTGTTCTTACTAAAACGGGTCTTGCTCCTGCTTTTGCAGCAGCCTTTAAATCGCTAAGTTTGTCGCCTACATAAAATCCTTGCTTGAACTTTATTCTAGGATTTTCTTTTTCGCATCGCTGAAACATTCCGATGTTAGGCTTTGCATATATGTCATCTTTCATGCTACTTGTGCTATAGTAAAGTGCATCTACGCTAGGACATCCTGCTTCTCCTAATAACTGGAACATATATTGATGTACATTTTCTACCTGTTCTGTAGTGAGACTACCCTTTATAATTCCGCCTTGATTGGTAATGATAGCAATCTTGTGTCCTTTTGACCTTATGATAGCAAGGGCTTCAAGGCTTCCATCAATAGGAACAAAGTCTCCTGGTTTCGTAACGTATGTTCCTAGGTCTTTGTTTATTGTTCCGTCACGGTCTACTCCGACCACACACTTTGTATATTTGGTTAAATCATCTTGGAGTTGATTACCCCACATATTATTCATTTTTTGATTCTTCTTTTTTTGATTGACTGTCGCCAGGAATAATACGGTAGTTATCTTCTACGCTATCTGGTGTACTAACTTCTGTAATACTACTACCATCTACTAATGCTTCTAGCTGATGAGGTAGACAAGGTGGATTGTGCCAAACATCTCCTTCTTTGAGTTCGGCTTCAATTAACTGTGCATTTTTGGGATCAATGTATCTTAGCTTAAACTTACCAGTATTAACGAACCATGTTTCGTCTTTTTCTTTATGAAAGTGCATTGAAAACTTGTTTCCTGCCTTTTCAAAGAAAAGAATCTTACCGCAATATTTTTCGTTAGTGGCGAAAATAAGTTCGTACCCCCAACCTTTTTCTACTGCTCCTTTTAGTCTAGTTGGCTTATCTGTCATTTATATAATCCTTAATGTTAGTCCAATTGATGTCTATATTATTAGTTAACTTATCTATATTTGCACAAGTGTATTTTTGATATTGACCTTTGAGATTTTCAGGCATAGGAATATATTCAATATCTGCATTATATTTTTTCGCAATAGTTCTTGCTACTGTTTCAAAACTTTCTGCTTTGCCTGTGCCTACGTTGTAGATTCCTGATTGATCTACATCTAGCATTTTTTCGTGTACTTTACAAACATCTTCTACACATACAAAGTCTCGTTTATAGTTTTCGCTATTTTCAAATACTTTGATTTTGCCTTGTTTAGCTTGTTTTGTAAACTTAGTATACGGACTAGCCATATCGCCTTTTTGTTCTTCACCATTTGCACCATATACATTGAAATAGCGCATACCTTGAACAATGACCTGGAAATGATCTAAGTTTTGTGTAACAAATCTGTCAAACAAATACTTTGTCCAAGCATATGGACTTTGTGGTTGCAAAGGTCCATTTTCTGTAAAATGTTCAGTAGGACCATAAACACTTGCACTACTAGCATATTGAAAGTTTGTACCCATCATATCGCACGTTTGTAACAAACGTAAACTATGTTCAAGATTTTGCTCCATGATAAGATCTACATCAGTTTCTGTTGTGCTACTGTTTGCACCTATGTGCATGACCCAATCATAACCACTAGGATCTGGAATAGTATTAGGAATATACTCCCAGCCTTCTACTTCATGCCCTTGTGCTTGCAAATACAATGCAAGATTTGACCCAATAAAACCTTTATGACCTGTTACTAGTATCTTCATCTTTATTTTCCAATTCAAAAAAGAAAACCTGTGTTAATCTAGAGTTATCTAGTTTATTACCAAATCCTGTGGTAGTACTACGATGATATATTTCTCCATTATAAAGAATCAATCTATTATAGATATTTCCTATTCTTGCCATTTCTTCCCACTCGTCCGGATTTAAATGATTTTCGTTAGTGGTATCACGTCCGTACATTATTTTTGTATTTTTATGTCTATAAAGGCTTGTTCCATATTCAATAGGTGAATCGGGTGTCAAATATAGTACACCTGCCCAGTGCGACAAATCGTGATGTATCCAGTTATCGTCAGGACCTTCAATGCCTGTTACTACTTGAAACTGTTTACTAGCCATTTTGTGTATAAGATTAGTACCAAAAACATGTGTCAGTTGTTCATCAAGAAACTGATTATAAGTTTCATTTTTCCATCGAGCTCTAACACCTGGATGTGTTCCTAATCCTGAAAAGTTTTGCTTAAGAGCAAACTCTCTTATCTTATCAGGGTCTGGCAAAAAGTTATCTATGACAATGATATTAAGATCCATTTATTTCTCCTAAAATTTTTGTTGTGCTATATCCTTCTACTGTAGGTACAATATGCACAGGAGCAATGTCATGACCTACTATTTCTTCTACAGTGTAATCACCACCTTTTACTATTAAGTCTGGCTTAAGATTTTTTATAAGCTCATACGGTGTATCTTCTTCAAATACTATTACCTCATCTACATAAGGTATAAGTTTTAGCTGTTCACGTCTTGTGTCTACGTCGTTAAACGGTCTGTCTTGCCCTTTTAAGCGTTTTACACTATCATCACTGTTTAGACCTACTATAAGTTTGTCACCTAAACTATATGCTTCTTTAAGTAACGTGAGATGACCTTTGTGTAGTACATCAAAACAACCGTTAGTAAACACTACTTTTTTATTCAAATCTTTTTCTGTAAGAATGTATGTACCAACGTGTTTAACACTTTCTGTTGATCCCTGTACTGCAAGTTCTAATGATTTTTTGTAATCATAACCTTTAGTAAGTGCATAAACAAATGCTGCTAAAAAACAATCTCCTGCACCAGTAACATCTGATACTTCTACAGGTTCTACAGGAATATTATAAACTTGGTTGTTTATTTTAGCAATTACATTATCGCTTGCTCGTGTAGTAATAATATTACCGTGCCAGTTTATAAAATATTCTTGGAATTCTTTAGCATTAGGTTTTACAAGCCAAGCACCTTCGTAATGATGTGCGTGTGTTTTAGGATCTACAATTACTTTACAGCCAAATGTGTTTAGATATTTAATAATCTCTATCGACTCATCTAATACACCTTTGTTGTAATCACTTAGAATAACATATTCGTATTGTTCTAGATTGGGTTGACGTTTGATATCTCTCAATACTTCGTCACCATTTGCATTTTCATCATTGTCAATGCGTGTAATGTAATGCCCGTCACATATAACTCGTGTTTTAACACTATGCGGCTGATCGGCGTCAAACAATGTAACATCAACACCTAAACTTTTTAAGTTTTCATATACCAGTCCTGCACCACCTAGTTTTTCAACTTCTCGCTGATAACTAATCACAGGAACAGGGGCCTCTGGACTCAAACGTGTGCTTGTGCCGTAAATGTATCTGTCGATTATTATATCACCAATAACTAGGACTTTCATACTTTATTATACTTTATAAACTAGTCTGTGTCAAGTAAATTAATAGTTTGAAACACAGTTTCTAACTTTGATAAATTTACTTTGCTTTGGAGTGTGTTGCGTAATCCATGATGCAACGGTTTTGGCCACTTAGTAAAACTACACCAAGCATAACCATTGTGTTCGTCATTGAGTTTTGGAATAAACTCTTCGTTTACGATGCATAGATATGTATGAAAATAAAACTTTGTATCTGCACTAATAAAACTTTCTAAAGGTAAAGTTTTTTTGATATCCGGAAGAAATCCTATTTCCTCTTTTATTTCTCTACTTAATCCTTCCCACGGTGTTTCTCCTTGTTCATTGCCACCACCGACAAGACCCCACATTTCACTTTTCTTGCCGCCTGCTCTATGCAAGAATAAAAATCGATTAGTTGTTAAAGTGTAAAAGAGAGCACCACTGCATATAATATTATTCATAATAATAGTTAGCCGGCTAGTTCTATTCTCCAGGTGCCAACTGGGTAATCTCCGTCGACTGATTTTAGCCATTCGCCGTTTTCGAAACGATATTGTGTCTGGGTGTTTAGATTTGTTGTATAAGTAGTTTCAGTGGCTGCATTAGAATCAAAAACAATAGTCCATTCTGATCCTGTCCATTCGATAATATCATTAGCTTTTGCAACTAAACCTGTTCCATCGTTGTTTGTCCATGCTTGTGCATGCACTGTTTCGCCTGCTTTGCCTATATCATCAAGTATAAGCAATCTTAATCCGTCAACAAGTCTTGTTAATGGATTAAATGTAGTAGGATCTATAATATAGTCTATACTAGTTCTTCCTTCGATAATAGTATCTTGAGGGAAAGTATCTTCGTCAAAGTCGATTTGAATCTGAGTATCGTCTAATGGATTTTGAGCAAACGTTCCTGTCACTGTTACGTCAGTATCTATGTTAGTTAAAAATATTCTACTTACACCTGCACCATATTGTCCTGGAAGTGCTTCGAATATATCTTGCCAGTTTTTTCCGCCAACTCTACCGTTTGCAAATAGTTGTGCAACATTGTTTTCAAGATAAATGCCATAGGTGTTGTAATTTACATTAGACATTTCGTTAGCAAGAATAGTAGTTGCTTTTTTACCAAAAGATGTTTGGGTACTTCCTGCAACAGCTACATCGTCAAATTGATTGAGCTGAGGCACACTTACTCCATCTTCAATAGTTCCTCTATTTTCATCAAACATACTTGTAATAATGTTTGTAACAACTCCCATTTTCTTAACTTTAACTGGAGGACTTATGTATATAGGAACACTAAAAGTTAAAGTACAGATATCTATTTCACTATCAACACCTACAGGAACACTTCTGTTTGACCAGTTGACATTTTCTAGATTAACCACAGTGATAGCAGTCCAGTCTATAAAGTTATCACTTTTTTGTAACTCCAAACTAGGATTGAAAAGCACTAATATTTGTTCTAGTATCTGCAACTTTTGATCTGTATTGCTTGCCCAGATATCTGCATTCAATCGCATCAAATAAGGCGTAGGCATTAATCTTTCTACGGTGTAGTTTTTACCTTGATAGTTTTCGTATTGGCCTGTTTCCTCATTAAATGCACGTTCTCTAATATTAGACTTTTTAACAAACGTAGCATCTAGCAATCTTGATTTATCGAGTTCTAATCCTGTAATGTATACACTTATACGTGGAGCACTAGGTAGTTTGTTTTCACTGTTCTCTCTAATAATATTTGCAACTTGCCGCGTTAAGTCACCATACATAACAGGAACATCTTTAGTAACACCTTTACCATCTTTTACTGGAAAGTTGCTGAGTATTCGCATCATTTGTGTAGTGTATTTGCGTATTTGTCCATCGTAGAAATGTTGCATTAATCGTCTGCCCTTGGTCTAAGTGCTTTAGTTAAACTTTGTCTTTCTTGCACAGTTTCGCCGCCTATGTTGCTTGATTTTGTATTGTTTATAAACTGTGTTTTATAAGTTTGACGTTCCAATGTATTGCTTAGATCCATACGTACATCATCTTGTACTTTAATCCAGCGTGTGCCGTCATATTTAAACATTCTGTTTGGCAAAAAGTCTGTCCTTAAAAAGTAATCGCCTTCTTGTTTGTCTCTAGGAAACGCTATGCCAAATCCAAAAGGCGCACCATTAGGTGTGTCGCTACCTGTACCTACAAGGTAGCCTGTATAACCTTCTCTATCAGGTCTATCTGTAACTTCGTCTGCACCTATGCTTATGTTGCTTGCATCTAAATCTGTTTCATCAGCTGTTTTAAGAGCAACTGTTCCGTCGTCGTTTGTAGCAACTGTGTAATAATGATCGATATCAAATCCACTCTTTGGTGAATCTATTTCTGCCTGTGCAACCACAGCATTACTGATTTGCATTTCTTTTTCATATGTAGATAGCAAATCTCTTAGTGTAGTATCACTGCCTTCTGCTGCCGGCAAATCAAGTATTTCTGCATATTCTTGACTATCGTATATTTGCTTTAGTTTAAGTCTATATAAATGTGGATACCAAGTATTGCTAAATCCCTCTGCTGCACGATTTACATCTTCAATAACATAAAATCTTTTGAGTGCTATATCAAAATCATTTAGTGCATACTCATCTTTGAGATGTGGAAGTTCTATTACGTCTCCGGATATAGGTTTTCTTCCGAGTGTCTTAACAATACTGTTAATATGCACAGTTAAGAATAGTGTATCGTTGCTCAAGAATAATCCAAAAGCACTTAGGTCAAAGTCTATGTCTTGTACATTGTAAATGCCCCTATGTGTGTATACATCTGGATCGTACTTTCTATCTCTGTTTTCTAAAAATAAAAGGTCTTGAATGTTTGTTTCTTTTACTACATCATATTCAGGTTGTGTTGAACTTCGGTCTTCAGCTGATGGAGCATTTGTACCTATGTACTTGTGAATGTTGATGTCAGTTCCGCCAATGGTAAACATCTCATAGACTTGTTTGTCTATAAAATGGTAGTCGTTGCCGCGTTCTGGTTTATATAAGCTAAGTCTTGGCATATACATATTTATCGTAACGATAAATACTATGTGGAGAACTTGTATGGCAGATTTAGCAACAAAAAAACAAGAAATATTTGATTATGTAAATGCTTTCTTAGGAGGCGGCATGGTCGATGTTGAACTTGACCCTATTCATTATGAAACTGCTTTAACAAAAGCACTAACGAGGTTTAGACAGCGTTCAGATAATAGTGTAGAAGAGTCATACGTGTTTATGACAACAGTAATAGACCAAAATGACTATACACTGCCAAATGAAGTTATCGAAGTTCGAAAGATATTTCGTAGAAGTGTAGGTTCAAGGACAGGCGGCGGAGACGGCGGAACTATATTTGAACCGTTTAATCTTGCATACACAAACACCTATTTGTTATCAAGTTCACAACTAGGTGGTCTTGCAACATACGATTTATTTGCACAGCATCAAGAACTTGTGGGCAGAATGTTTGGTAGTTTTATAGAGTTCAAATGGAATACAACTACTAAGAAACTTACACTACTTCAACGTCCTCGAGCCGAAGAAGATTTATTACTATACTGTTATAACTATCGTCCTGATGAACAACTTTTAGACGATTATCTTGCCAAACAATGGATTAAAGATTATACACTTGCTAGTTGTAAGTACATACTAGGCGAGGCACGTTCAAAGTTTGCTACTATTGCAGGACCACAAGGCGGGTCAACTCTTAATGGTGATGCATTAAAAGCAGAAGCACAAGCCGAAATGGAAAAACTTGAGGCAGAAGTAAGCACAGCAGTAGCAGGCGGAACAGGTTACGGCTTTATAATTGGTTGACAAAACTCTCCTTTTAGTATATTATTAATAGATATACTAAGGAGTAACAATGAACTTACCTAAACTTTTAGTTGTTGGTCACGGCCGTCACGGCAAAGACACTGTATGCGAAATGCTACAAGCATACGGCTATACCTTTCAATCATCATCTAAATTCTGTTCAGAGTTGTTTATATTTGACGAGCTAAAAGACAAGTACGGTTATGCTAACGAAGAAGAATGTTACGCAGATCGTCACAATCATCGCACCGAATGGTATAACATGATTCATGATTACTGTCGTGACGATCTAGCACGTCTTGGACGTAACTTGTTTGCACAAAATAACATCTATTGCGGACTACGTAATAAACGTGAATTCTTTGCAATGCAGAACGAAGAAATTTTTGATTATGCTATTTGGGTAGATCGTTGTGATCATTTGCCTACTGAAGATCCTAGCTCAATGAGCATTGAACAGTGGATGTGTGATTATACTATTGACAACAATGGCAACTTAAAAAGACTAAAGCGGAATGTAGACATTCTTATACGAACCATTTTTAAAAATCAGGGCGTAAGTCTCCCTGCTTCCAACGCATTCCAATTTTCTGAATAATACGCTGGCAATTTGCACACACTGTTTTTAGATTAGTAGGTCGGCAATTATTTAAATCTCCGTCTATATGAAATACATTGAACTGTTCGGGATGTTTACTAGTGTGTCCGCATTTTTCACAAAAATCTTTTTTTTGATATCCTCGTTGTTTCCATTTAGGAATACCGTGCCCTATACCGTTTCGTAAACACTTTTCACAAAGACTCCTATAGTAGATCTTATTATCTTTTTTATAGTTTATAGCGGCAGGACGCTGCCCGCACTTACATAAAGGTCTCATATATATATTTACCTCACCTTTTCGGTCCCTTTTTGGTAGCTATTATCCGGTATTTTTATTCATAGTGTGCTAAATACAATAGCAGAACACACTATCCTATAGGAGAAATAATATGGCTTTAGTATCACCAGGTGTAGAGGTCAATGTAATTGACGAATCCTTTTACACCCCAGCAGCAGCAGGCACAGTTCCTGTAATATTTGTTGCTTCTGCCAGCAATAAGACAAGTAGTTCAGGATCAGGCATTGCACCTGGTACAACGAAGGCTAACGCTGGAAGAGCATATTTAATAACTAGCCAAAGAGAGCTAGGAGAAACATTCGGAGATCCAATATTCAAGTCTGATAACAATGGTAACATGATCCATGCAGGCGAGCAAAATGAATACGGATTACAAACAGCATACTCATTGTTAGGCGTAACTAATAGTGTTTACGTTGTAAGAGCAGACTTAGATTTAGGCGAACTTGATCCAAGTGCAGATGCTCCAGAAGGCGAACCAGCAAATGGTGCTAACTGGTTTGACACACAAATAACAAGTTTCGGAATTTTAGAATGGAATTCAGCACCGTTGTCAACTACAGGTGGACAATCATTTACAGCACAAACAAGAACTGTTGTAACAGAAACATCCGACATTGACAGCATCACAGATGCGCCTAAGACATCTATTGGTCAAATTGGTAGTTATGCAGTTGACGCAACTACAACAATGAATCGCTTATGGTATAAAACAGCAGGCACAAATACACTTGCTGGATCTCCAGGTACTTGGGTGGAAGTTGGTTCAGATGCTTGGAAGGCAAGCCATTACACAGTAAGAGGTGCAAATACTAATCCTACATTGGTAAATGGAGACACAATAATTATTAACGGCACAACTGTCGTACTAGCTGGTACAACTATTACTGCTCTTGCAAGTGATATAAACAATGCTGGGATTACAGGTGTTGCAGCAGCAGTTGTTGACAGTGCTTTAGAGTTATATGCAAATAGCACTGCACAATCAGATGGTGCTACAACTGACGGCAAAATTAAGATAGAAGGCGGTATTGGTACACTTACTGGTCCTACAGATACTGCTTCAGACGCTGGCGCACTTGGTATTGCTGAAAAAACATATCAATCACCACAAGTAGCAATACAAGCTCATACTAATGTTCCTGCATTTAAATCAACTGATACAAATCCTGCTCCAACTGGAAGTATTTGGATTAAAACTACAACACCAAATGGTGGTGCAGACTTTAGTGTTAAGCAGTATAACGAAGACACACAACTTTGGGGCAATGTTACTGCTCCAATGTATACAACAGCGGAAGGTGCAATTTACGACCTAGATAAAACTGGTGGTACAGCACTAAGAGCTGGTGATTTGTTTGTAAAAGCAAATGTTGAAGAAGAGTCTCCTAGTATTGCTAACTTTAAGATTTATGTAAGAAATGGCACTGGTGCTACATCAGCAAAGAGTGCTAAGATTACAACTCAACTTACAGCAAGCACCTACACATTTGATCTTGCTGAAACAGTTGCCAACAGTAATGCACTAGGCACGCCTAAAACTGTAAGTGTTACTACAACAGCAGCAAGTGCAGATGCAGAAGTGATTGCAGGCGAGATTAACGCAGCTGGATTTACAAATATTGTATCATATGTAGATAGCACAAACAAAGTAGTTATTGAACATAAGTTAGGCGGCGAAATCCGTGTTGATGATACAGACGGGTTGATCGCACTTGCAGGATTTGCTGCATATAACTATACAACAGAAGAAGGAACAGCAAACTTTTATGACGCTCCTACAGGCGACGATGTATATGACTATGTTATTAGCTTATGGAAAGAGCTAGACTACACAGCAAGTGATGATGCACCATCAAGCCTAACAGAAGATGGTAAGATTTGGTATAGCTCAGTAGTTGACGAAGTAGATATGCTAATACATGACGGCAGCGGCTGGGTAGGATATCAAAACTTCAGTGCAGATTATGCAGATACTGATCCAGAAGGACCAATCGTAAGTGCAACAGAACCTACGGAGCAATCAGACGGGACTGCACTTGTTGATGGCGATCTTTGGATTGATACTGCTAATATTGAAAACTATCCAGGTGTATATGTTTACAATGCAGTATTAGAAAGCTGGGTGCAAAAAGATATAACAGATCAGACTACTGATAATGGAGTATTGTTTGCAGATGCTCGTTGGAGTGATGCAGGTTCTAACTCAGCACCAGCGAGTATTGTAGATCTACTAACAAGTGATTACTTAGATCCAGATGCACCAGATCCAGCACTATATCCAAAAGGTATGTTGTTATGGAATATGCGTAGAAGTGGATTTAATGTAAAAGAGTTTAGACGTAACTATATAGACGTTTCAACTGATAACGGTCGCTTCCAAGTTATTGGTAACAGTGGTTCTTTAGAAGACGAATCAATGGCTGCATATTATCCACACCGTTGGGTAACTGCTTCAGGTAACAACGAAGATGGATCAGGTACATTTGGACGTCATGCAGTACGTAAGACTGTTGTACAAGCTCTACAAGCAGAAGTTAATAGTAATACTGATATCCGTGACGAAGAATCACGTCAGTTCAACCTAATTGCTTGCCCAGGATATCCAGAGCTAATCGGTGAAATGATTAGTCTAAACTATGACAGACGCTTAACAGCATTTGTTGTAGGTGACACACCATTCCGTTTAACACCAGATGCAACTTCATTAAATGAGTGGGCAACTAACGTTGCTGGCGCAGTTGAAGATAATGATGATGGTGCAGTTAGCCGTGATGAATACTTGGGTATGTACTATCCAGCAGGATTTACAAGCGATAACTTAGGTAACA